TGTTGGTGCTACACCTGCAAACGGACTTGCATCTGACGGAACAAACCAATACTACAGAAAAATTAAAGTTTCTAACATTCTTTAATCGTAGTAAGAAAGTTTCGACTTTTAAAGGGGTCTTTTTTAAGACCCCTTTTTTTATGCACTAAATATAATTGTATCATTAAGATACAGACATAAACACACATACACACAGGAGGAAATTATGTCAAATCAAATAACCAAATCAGGCTTTGAAATCAGAGCCGACTTACTCAATCAAGCACAAGGTCTGTTAGAAGGAAACATCTACAGAAACAATGAGGCAGTCGTAGAACACAATAACAACTTCCCAAACGATAGAAAACCTTATGGTGACCAATTCGTGTCAACAGAAGAAGTTATTGCAGTTGCAAGACAACTCAATGAGTTTGTAAACGAGAAGTAAGGTATTTGGGGAACTTCGGTTCCCCATTTAGATAAATAGTAGTATGGCAATTAAAACAGATATCAACAGGTCTATACTTAACAGAAATAACTTTAAACTATTAATAGATAAAGTTCCTACTGTAGAGTATTATGTCAGAACAGTAAACATACCAGGAATCACATTCGGAGAAACAGTTCAAGCTGCTGGGGTTGGTCTTGATGCATTTTTTCCAGGTGATAAAGCATCATTCGATACATTAGAAGTATCATTCATTGTTGACGAAGACTTAGAGAACTTCTCAGAGATATACAATTGGATAGACTCTATAGTTCCTTTGAGTGACCCAAAACTATTTGAAACATATACTGAGACTGCAAAGACTAGAACAAATGTTCTTGCATCGATTGACAACGACCAAAATCAATATTCTGATATTACATTAGTCTTAAATACAAACAAAAACATACCAAACAGATTCATAAGATTTCACGATTGTTTTCCTATATCATTAGGGTCGATTGAACTAGAATCTGGTGCTGATGCTGAACCAGCAACAGTAAGTGTATCATTCAGATTTACATACTACGAAATTAAAACCACCTCGTAAAATCACACCTTTTGTGATATAATATATACATTATGACTTTAGATGAAATCAAATTACAGTGGGAAAAGGATTGCGAAGTAGATGATATCGAACTAGATAAGTCATCACTAGAAGTTCCTAAATTACATGCAAAGTATTCTGATATGCTTTCAAGTAAAATTCTATTACTCAAAAAATACAATCAAGACTATAACGAACTACTAAAGTATAAATGGTTATGGTATACAGGTAAATTAGATGATGACCAAATACAAAAGTTTGGTTGGAAGACAGACCCATTCGATGGTCTAAAGATAATGAAGAATGATTTTAATTATTTCTTCAACGCAGACAACGATTTAAAAACACTCAAAGCAAAAATAGAATATCTAGAAGTCACCGTTGATTTCTTGAAAAGATGTATGGACAATATTACATGGCGCCATCAAACAATCAAGAACACAATAGAGTGGCGTAAATTTATGGCAGGTCAATAATGATAGATGCACTAATAACTGTTTTTTTAATAACATCAATAATGTTAGGCGTAGCAGTCATATGGTATGAGGACTTTATAAAATGACATTAGGACAATATTGTATTATCTATAATCAGTATTTCACTGAGAGAGAATGTGATGCAATACAGACAGCAGCTGAAACAATAGAGTTAGAAGAAGGTCGAATAGGTAATGGTCAGTATGACCCCGATGCACCTAGAGATGAGGGTTCTGGAACTAACGATGACTTTATCAGACAATCAGATGTAAAATGGTTGATGCATCATTTCTTACCAGAAGATATATCACAAAAGATTACAGATGGTATCAATCAAGCGAACTTAGATGCAAACTGGATGTTTCAATGGGACCATATAGAGAATCATCAATACACAATCTATAGACATAGACCAGATGCAAAAGTCACAGGAGACTTTTATACATGGCATACAGACTCAGGTGCAACAGCACAATCAGAAGGTGGTCGTATTAGAAAGATAAGTTCAACAATTCAATTATCAAATCCAGATGAATATGAAGGTGGTCATTTTCAATGGATAGAACCTGTTGGTTTATTTGATAAACTCAAATCAACAGGAGTGCAAACTGTAAATGTAGACCCATACATACAGACTGCACCATTCAGTGCGAAAGAAAGAGGTTCATTTATAATCTTTCCTTCTTTTGTTCATCACCAAGTGCAACCAGTGACTAGAGGAACAAGAGTATCTTTAGTTAGTTGGTATCACGGTCAACCTTATGTCTGAAACAGTTAGAGTAGAAAAATTAGATGAAGTCTTCATGAGAGTTCATTGTGATGATGGTCTTGCAAAAGACTTACATGACTTCTTTTCGTTTACAGTTCCTGGTGCCAAGTTCATGCCGTCTTACAAGAACAGATATTGGGATGGCAAAGTTAGATTATTCTCTATCAAAACAAATAAGATTTACATAGGTCTATTACCATATGTTGATGAGTTCTGTAGAGAAAGAGGTTTTAACTTTGAAGGCATACAAGATGTAATAGGAGAGAAACAAAGGGCAACAGAAGAGTTGCATCAGTTCATAGAAGAATTAAACTTACCTTTCTCACCAAGAGATTATCAAATGGAAGCATTTAGAACTGCTGTGCAATATGGCAGACAACTTTTACTTTCACCAACTGCAAGTGGTAAATCATTAATCATTTATTTACTTGCAAGATATTATAACAAGAAAACAATTATTATAGTGCCGACTACATCACTCGTAGAACAAATGGCAAAGGACTTTATAGATTATGGATATGATGAAGAGATTTGTAAAATTTATAGTGGTCAACCTGTGTTTGATTCAGCAATCACGATTACAACATGGCAAAGCTTTGCTAAGGCACCTAAAGAAGTAATGCAATCATTTGATGTTGTAGTAGGAGATGAAGCACATTTATTTAAGGCACAAACACTAAAAGGTATCTTAGAGAAGATGAAGACTACTGCAATTAGAATCGGCACAACAGGAACATTAGATGGTTCTGAATGTCATAGATTGCAGTTAGAAGGCATGTTTGGTCCTGTAAAGAAAGTCATATCGTCATACCAACTCATGGAAGAAGGAACGATTGCAAAAATTAATATACAATGTGTCATACTCCGTCATACTAAACAGAAGAAAATGACCTATCAAGAAGAGATGGACTATCTATGTTCTAGTGAAGAAAGAAATAAATTTATCACAAATCTAGTTTCATCGTTAAAAGGTAATACATTAGTATTGTTTCAGTATGTAGAAAAACATGGTGAAGTATTATATCCTATGTTAGATGGCAGAGTAAAAGATTTACATTATGTATTCGGTGGCACTGATACAGAAGACAGAGAGAAAGTCAGAGAACTCGTAGAGAAATCAAATGATAGTGTGATACTTGCATCATACGGAACATTCTCTACAGGTATTAATATTAAGAAGATAGATAATGTAGTGTTTGCAAGTCCTTCAAAGTCTAGAATTAGAAACTTACAGTCAATTGGTCGTGGTCTTCGTAAGGCAGATGGTAAAGATAGTATGAGATTATTTGATATCGCAGATGATTTACAATGTGATAATTTTACACTCCGTCACTTGAAAGAAAGAATAAATACCTATAACGAGGAAAACTTTCCTTACGAACTAAAACAATTTGACTTAAAATGACAACACCGAAAGATTTAGTACCAGAAAGATACGAAGTTATCAAACTAAAATCAGGCGCAGAGATTGTTGGTATGACTAGAGATTGTGGCGACCATTTAGAGATTACTCTTCCTATGATATGCCAACTATCACTAGTTCCAGGAACACCAAGAACTAATGCTGTCTTTTATCCTTATGCACCTTTAAGTGCTGATGAGATTATTAATATACCTAAGTTTGAAATCATACATAGAAATCTTATGAACGAGCAATTCGTTCCTTACTATGACGATGCATCTTCTAGATGGTTCGATATGATTGAGAACAAATCTATACCTCTTGCAACAGTTGAAGATAAGAAAGTATCTGAAATCATGCGTAGGTCAATTGATAGAATGATGTCAAGAATGACTGAAGCACCAGATGAACAATTCATAGAAGAACAGTTAGAAGATATGGATTGGGAAATGGAAGAGTTCGAATTATCTGAAGCACCAACAGATAAAAAAAAGTTGCACTAATTTTCACAAACTTTTATTTTAGGGCTAGTAATTTACTAAATAACAGTGTATAATCCACAGTGATAATACATT